GGATCTAGCTCTCTTACTTGCTCTACTCTTGCAAGAGCTGCAAATAAAGACTTCATATCCTGCCCACCTTCCATTACATACCTGGCTGCATATTGCAACTCTTCTGGTAGTGCCTCAAAGAACTCCTGTGGAGTACGTTCAAGAAGATCTCTCTCCTTTGACTCCCAATTGGCATCAAGCATTTGGTACAGTGTCTTCTCAGTTTGTTTAGAGAGATACTCATCCAAACTTTGCTTGTTTTCATCCCAATCTTCAAATGCAGAAAAATCTCCTGCCTCTATTTTACCTTTTAAATAAGAAGCTAATGCATTCTTATCTGTTTTTGGTCTTCCCTTTCCATCCTCTACTGTTCCTTCTTCTCCTTCCTCAGTCTCATCTTTTCCTAAAGAATTCAGAATCTTATCTGCTTCTACTTGGTTTACCACAGTTTCTGAGGTTTCTGTGGATTGTTTTGAACCAGTTTCAGTTTTTTGATCCTTAATTGGCTCACTTAATTTTACTGTTTCAGGTTTATCAAGAAATGATATATCTCTATCACTACTTAATACGCTAGGCACTTTTGATGTAAGAACATCATCCGTATCTATCCCTGGAAACAGCTTGTCGAGGTCTACTACCTCATTAGTTACTGTTGTTTCCATTTATATTTGTTTGTTGGTTCAATATTAAACTACATAATATTTTCAGAAGAAAAACATTGTATGTTTAGAAAAATACACTCTTAGCTATTTTTTACTTTTTTCTTTTACTTTATTATTTATTTTAGCTACTTGTATCTCTGCATTAGTTCTTTTTGCCTCTTCTGCTATTTTTTGCCTTTGTATTTGCTGATCAGTTTCTTTTAGTCTTGTATTAATCAAATGTTTATCCCTCTCAAGACTCATTTTGTCAGTATGTTCTTTTTGGCCTTGTATTATTCTTAAGTTGTCTATATAATCACTTTGTTGATTTTTGTTAATGTCTACTGCTGCAGAATATCCGGCTCCTCTTATTTCTGCCTCCTGAATACGAGCTTCTCTGTCTTTTTGTGCTTCTGATGCATCAAATTCTTGTTTTGCCTGAAGCAGCTGCATTTCATGCTGCTGCTCTGCTTGTTGAGCTTCTTGTTCCTGTCTTAGCTTTTCTTCTTGTTCTTTTTGGTGCCGTATTTCCATAGCTTTAAGTCCACTCTCCAAATCTACCATATCATCAGCTTTAATAGTCCGGATTCTGTCCCAAAGAGTAGTGCCTGTAGTATTATCTTTAAGCATCATTTGCTTAATGTTTTCAAGAATATTTCTCATTCCTACCCTTGTGTGGCAGGTAACATTAATATCCCGGCCCATAAGTTCCTCTCCATTAAGCATAAATAGAACTTTCTCATCATCTTTTGTAATGTACTGCAGCCTTATAGATGGGTTGGTAGACTGGTAAAATTGTGCCAGATCTGTCCTCATTTGATGTACTCTTGGCATTAGCTCATCAGAGTGCTGAATAAAGTACTGCTCTGTCTGGGCATAAGATGCTGCAATAGCTTGTTCTATACCAGTAGCAGTTTCTGCCCTGTCTATAGGAGTACCCATTCTTTGTGGGTTAAGGCCTATTGAAGACAAGGCTTCTTCTTTAATCCATTGTGCCTGTCTGATTTTAGACATAATCCTTTCATGCTGGCTCATGTCTATTTTTGTAAAAGGCATATGTTGAATAGCTGTCTCTGTATTAATAATAGAAGTATCAACAGGTATCATAGAGAAGTTCTTAGCTGCCAAATATGCTTTTTGAATATTGTTTTCTCCCCAATCTTCTCCCATTGAGTTTTTAGGAAGTACTCGTTGGTCAAATACTATAATTGTACCTAGCTCATCAATTTGAATATCCTGAATCTGATTAAGTACCATATTATATCCCACCTGGTATGGTTTCAGTCTATCTACAAGTGATTTACTTTGTGTATTGTAATCATTATATACTCTGCCTTCTACTGGTAACTTACAGCCCCAAGCTGTTTTACCACCTTTAAACTGGTATTTTATTCTACCTGGAACACCTCCAGTCATGCCTACATACATAGGAGCAAAACCAGATGGATTATTCATGCCAATAAAGCCAGGAATATTTGGTCCTATTTTGTACCCACCCCAGGTTTCATTTATCCAAAACCAATCTATATGTTCTCCAAATATAAGGTTGACTTTTGACTTCTCTTTGAATACCAGAGTGTTATATAAAGGTTTGTCTGTTATTTTGTAAGTCTCATCTACTATTTCCTGAATAACATTTCCATTTTCATCTATCTTAGTCAGGTGCCCCATTAGTCTTTGGGTTTTCCAGTAAATAGTAGCAACTCTAACCAGGTAAGCAGAATCTGTGTCTTGGAGATCTTCACTCTCATCAAGTATCCATCTTACAATATCCCCATTGGTTTTATGTGCATTGTAGGCACTCATAAATTGCCTCATCCCTACACCTGGGCCTTGGGTATTCCACTCATAAGACATAGATGGGTCATAAAAAGCCCCACTCTCATTTCCTATACCAGTTTGGGTGTACATAGCCCCCCTTACCGGGTACAAAGAGTTCAAGGTTTCCATCTGCTCCTGACTCATCATCCAGCCGTATTTATCTACTACTTCAGGTACAGTCATAAGAGTAATCATGCCTATCCAAGCTGCATCTGACATATACCGGACATTAGGAGATTTTCTATAAAATACTTGTACCGGGTTCCAGGTCTCTACTGAATAATCATCCTCCCCCATCATAAAATGCCAATACTCCCTATCAGTTATAAGAGAATTCCTAAAGTTTTGTCTCTCCAACTCCGGCATAGAAAATCTGTCATTATCCACAGCCATTTGATGTTCAGCCCACTGTGCATAAATAGATCTATAATCTTTAGAATAAAACTCTTGTATCTGGGGCAAAGATTTAATAGTAGCCGGGTCCATCATTTGTTTGGCCTGATCAGAATCAAAAGGCACCCCCATTTCTTGTAACTTGACCTGCTGTATAAGACTTGCTTTTTGAATAAGCACTTCTTCTACATCTTTATACTTTTCATCAAGCATTTCATTAGCACTCTTTTCATCCCTCATTTCAAAGGTAATCCTTGAGTATCTCTTTGAAAATTCATTAGTAAGAACATCTACAATAGTTGGAATAATAGGATAGAATTTTAGTTCCAAAGCAGATACATCTTCTTTTATAAGAGGCTCAATTACTTCTGCATATTCACTTTCTGCTACTATATAGTCACTTTTTTCTATTTGTGCATTAGCAAGTTTATAGTTTTTAAGCATTCGGTTAGCAGTCCTTTTTAACTGCCTCATACCCGTCCACTCAATATAGTCTATTACCTGAGCACACCACTGAGCATCCTTTTCTTTCATGGGAAGCATTTGGTAAGGCTGGTAGATACCACCAAGAGTCTTACCATATAAAGGCTCTGCTTTAGCCCCCCTTTTTAACTGTATAGCATTTAATATAGCCATAATAATATCTTTATTACTTTATATTTCTAAAAGGGTTTCTATGATTTTTAACCATAGTACCACTACTTTGCCTTCCAATATTCTTGAAAAGCTGTCGGTCCCCCCCTTTAAATATAACTCTTTTTTCTGGGTTTGTTGGTAAATCATTTGTCCTCTTGACCTCTTTCTTTATTCTACCAGCTGCTTGCTGTATTTTTACAAAGGCCATTAACAAGGCATAAGAAATAATTCTATCCACGTTCAAGTTAGGCTGGTAAATCTGCATCTCTTTAAGAAGCATAATATCTGTAATACGTTCTACTCCATAATGTATTTTTGTAACATTACCCTCTTGATCCTTTTCTTCATATAGTACTTCAGATAAAGAATTGACTGCATACTCTAAAATAATTTTTTGTAACCGAGGTGTCATAGTTACACCATACTTCTGATGAGCATTTTGCATTACTCCAAGTTCCTTGTCAAACAACATCTCATCTTTAAAAACTAAATACTTTTGTCTTCTTTTAGAAATCATGTAATTTATAAAGCCAGGTTTGTTATTTTCACAAAGAGTTCTGGCATTATAATATTCTACTATTCTTGAAAGTTGCTCATTGGTTTCATTAGGATCATCATACCTACCACACCAAAATGCTACTATTTTTCCACCTTCTATATGTGAAGTAACTTTTACATCTGTTTTTACCTCTGGCCTTTTTGATTTAATAGGCCCCCATTCTACCTCTACTCCCTCTTTTCCTTTTGGCACTTCTCTCCTAAATACTTCTTCATTGACTACTTCTATATCCATTTTGTAAACAACTATGGATGCCAAAGAGGGAGAGGTAGTACTTTTACCTACTTCTACCGGGTCAATAGCTGCAAGATAACTTCCAACACCAGTTCCTTTAATTGGTTTTTCATGTATACAGATAACACCTCTTTTATCAGGTGTAGTCATAGGAAGGGGGAACTCCTTAATTGGCTGCCGGTCAGAAGCAATAAGTTCTATTTCATTACGAGTATTTCTAATAAGATCCACATACTCTATGGCATATTCATTATCTTCAATACGTCTAATCTGACTGGCAGTATGCTGTACCGGAAACACAGACACATTCCTTATAGCAAATGCTTCTTTTAAGTTCCTGGGTTTCTGTGATATTTGCAGCTGGTACTTCTCAGGTGAGAGCTTTGTCCGGAGTCTTTCAAATTCCTCATCAAGATACTTGAGAGCTCCTTCTACATCAGAGTTACCAAACTGATCAGTAAAGTTTAATTCTCCCTCACCAGTAAGACTCCACTGCTCAGGTATAAACAAAGCTGTCCTTCCAAAAGTACCATTTTCATCTATTAAATTAGTATCTACAGCATAAAAATCATTTGCCTCAGGTTTCATTACAAACTCTTTAAGTGGCTCACACTGTGTCAAATCCCCCACAGACCCAGCAATAGTAAATATACCGGTAACTGTTGTACCCTGCATCATAGCTGCTTTCATATACCCATAGGTTATATCAGCTGTTGGTGCTACCCCACCTTCCTCATAAAACATTTCATTACAAGCACCACCTACACCAGATACAGGATCTTTGTCAAAAGATATCCCGGTAATAGTAGCCATAGTACCAATCTCTACTTTCCTACCATCTGGTGTTTTAGTCTCCACTTTTTGCTGCCAGGAAAATACTTTATCAGGAAAATTACCACATGCCCAAGCAGTATGTTTATTTGTAAAGTTGTGATACTGAGTAAGAAACTTCCAACAACCATTAGTAGAATCTATATACTTTTTGTCAGAAGCTCCCAGTTTTGCAACAAAACCTTCCTCAAAAATGTACTTGTTGTACAGCTTGGCTATATGAAAATAAGAAGAGGCCATCTGCCTCTTTTTAACTATTGCAATATTTTTTCCGTGTATCTCTGCAAGAAACTCATAAAGAGCCATGTGGTACTGAACATCCCTTATGCCTGGAAATTCAAACTTCCTATGCTCTGTATTGTATATCTGCAAAAAATTAAGCCAGTGGTAATAAAACCTTGGCAAATACCATACCTGTCCTTTTTTGCCCTTTATAATAACTCCCTTTCTACACTTTTCCCTTTCACTATCCCAATACTCTATGTAGTCTCTGGACATTCTTGGTTCTTCACAAAACATACCTTTAGACAAAAAAACTTTGGCATGTTTGCTAAATTCCTCAGTAGAAGTTTGGTCAAAATTATATTTACCAGGCTCTTTAAACAGTTGCTTTACAAAATCTCTAAAATTTGCTTTAGACTCAAATTGTGTGTAAGTCCAGGTACCATCTGGTTCTCTTGTGGGTATATTTTTAAATGCAATACTCATACTACAACTCCTAATGTTTGTTGACAAAAAACCTTAAATCCATCCTCTTGTTTACTTATGTAGTTCCTCATTTGCTGGTTAGCCTCTCCAGTATCATAATTTGTTTGCTCAGGATGGTATACCTGACAGTCTTCATCAATAACTATTCTTCCAAATAATTTTTGTCTTGCTATATACCCCCACCACATATCTAATCCCCACCCAAGTTGATTCTCTTTCATGGGAAATAAATTGTAAATAGCCTCTATTAAGAATCCAGATGCATAAAAAATCATCCCTTCTGCAAATGGTATCTCTCTTAACCCAGTGCCTTGTTTTTTTAACCAACCATGAGATTTACCATTTACTACCGGTGTATATAACATAATATTTGGAGGACTTGCAGACAACTTACTTATTAAATCTTTTGTTGCCTCTTCTGTTATTATTACATCAGAACAAATATACAAACAGCCTTTGCATTTTGTATTTAAGTACAAAAAAGAAGCTTTATCTAAGTTTCCTCTATAAAAAGAAGTCTCTGTTTTATGGAAAAACCATTCCTGATCAACAGAACCAGAATCTGTTACAAAAACAAAATCACTAAATACTAAAAACTGTTTTAATAATAATAATGCATTATCATTATTATTATGGTTCATTATACAAACACATATGTTACTTTTCATATATCTCTTACTTTTACTCTATCCCTTACTGAGCATTGATGCATATTTCTTATAGAGGCCTGTGTTTGAGTATACTGAAATCCCCAACCATATTTTTTATTTATATCACTTAGTCTTTGTTTACTTTCTGCATATTTTTGAATTACATAGTCAGCAGAGACAAATTTTATATGGTATAACTTTACAGCCTCTGCCCATCTTGCATCTCCAACAGGGTTACATTGATGTGCACCTGCTGTGTAGTTTACTTCTTTAATAAAAAAAGGAGAAAAAACACAAGTCTTATCTTCAGGTGTATGCCTGATCCCCATTGTCATATTATCTGGTGTTTCTGTACCATCCCCTATCATATTATATCCAATAGAACCCTGTATAGTTTTACCAATAAGTAATTCTGGAATAATATCTACCCACTCATCACAGTCAATAACAATAACAAAATCTGCTGTTGACTTTTTCCAAATAGTATTTTTAAATTGCATTAATAAATCATCCCTTACTTGCCCTCCTGTTTCATATACACCTACATTACACCCTAATTTTTTTGCAACCTCAACTGTTTTATCCGTTGACCCATTATCATAAAAATTAAAAATAATGTTGTCTTTTCCTAATTTTTTTCTGTAAAAATCTACAGTATAAGGCAACAAATATTCCTCATTGTAAACCGGACAAAATAACTCAAACGTCATTAGTTTTTTATATTTAGTATTCTGTTTAATTTTACTTTTTTCTTTACCAATCCTGATTTTATTACATCCTCTATAAATAATCCGTCTGCTATGTATGAAGTAAAATAATTAATCCCTACCTTTTTTGCAATATGGGTCTTTAAAGCAAAATTGCTCCAGTCCATTTGCCCCCTTACAGGTTCTGCATTTAAAATATTATAGCCAAAGGAATGATGAATACATGGCCAATAAATAAGGTCATTTGCTTCATTTGCTATAATCTCGTCTATAAGTACAGGTAAGTAGTACTCTTGCACTGTAGTTTGTATAATGTACTCTGTGTCTACTATATCTAAAGAGGCAATTCTGTTATGGCACCCCCATGATCCT